AATGGTACGTATAGCTGTAAAAGTTTACCGCGCCCGCATCGCCTTGCGAATCATCCGGCACAAGTATTGTTTTGATAGCGCCATGCCACCCCGAAATGTTCGGCCCTGCAGAATCAAGCCCCATCCATTTGATGTTTTTCGCCGCGGCCTGCTCCGCAGGAGTTCCCTGCTTCTGGTAATTCATTGTGCCCTGTGTGCCGCCGGCAGCTACCGGCGGAAACGGGATCGTTCCTCCTGTATCACATGCGGCAGCGCTTATTTCGCTCATTGTAAGTAAGGCTTCATCCCTTACCAGGCTTTCACCATCGCTCTCATCTACATATCCGTACTGCATTGCCCCATTTGCCGAGACAATCCCGATGTAACCGTTATCGCCGTTCATAGTGATCTCATAATCGATCGGCACCGGCACGGTTCCTCCATTGACCACTGTTGCAGTAAGTATGCCGTCATTATCAGCAGAGGCGCTGAATTCCTTTGGCTCAAAAGCGTACTTCTTTGGATCCGCACAGTAAAACTCTATCTCGCTGGTAACTGCGTTCCGGCCTTCTTCCACCTCGCCGCATGACGCGCTGGTCGCAATGAAATACTTATCCTGCTCATCATTGAACCAGAGCCGTGCCTGCTCCGGCATCAAAAGGCTGTTAAGCAGATTGAACGCCGCGCGGAACGCGGCATTATTCGGCCTGATCAGCTGATACCTGACCGTGATCGTACGTGCCGGATACTCTGACCGGCGGTAATACTCCCCGTCATTACCGCCCACCGAATATGTCTCCGGCTTGCGACCGAACAGCTCTCGGCCCGATACCGAAAGGGTCCTGAAGCCTGGCACGACACTGTCAAGGATATTGCCGGCATAACAGACGGCTTCAGAAGCCAGATACTCTTCTGCCGCATTCTCTATAGTATCTATGAATTCGTACATTACCTGACTCCTTTGATATAATTCTTTGTCTTATTCCTGCTCTCCTGAACCGCTGTTATGTAAGGCTCTGTGGTCTTTGCGAACTCCCTGCCGTCTACTTCTATAGTTGACCTGACATCTATAGGCCTGCCGAGGATCGCTTCTTTAAGAGACCTGAACTCTGCCCTTAAAGAATCGATCTCATCACCGTAGAAATCGCCTCCGGCAATCGCAAGGCTGCCTTCAAAGCTGTATCTGGTCATGTTCCCAAAATGACTGAATGATATGCCGGCAGCTGCATCCGCCAGCGCCTCAGATGCCTTCGTAACCATGCTGTTCGCTGATTCAAGGCCCAGAGCAAGACCTTCGCCCGCCCAGGCGCCGTACTGCTTCATGAGTCTTGACGGTGATCCGATCTTCAACGCGCTGCTGATTGTGGCAGCAGCTGTACTTGCAATGCTTCCAGCAACAGACATTACGCGACCTGCCATACCTGACATACCGTTTGCAAAACCTTGCATTGCAAATATTCCAAGACTATATGTATTGGATAAAGGCCCTCTCATTGCATTAATCGTAGCATTTGCTGCACTTGATGCTGCTGCTACAGCAGTACCTGCCATAGAGCTTATCCCTTGAGCCTCTGATGTTGTTACACCTCTTCCTAATGAGGCTGCCGCCTGCCTTGTCGCTGGTGTGCCTGACACAATAGCTTTCGCAGTTGCCTGAGTAACTGTTTTTCCAATCGCCAAAACTTTTGATTCGGACAATGTCGATTTTAGTGCCGATTGCAAAACTGACCCCAGACCATTTGCCGCAGATTCTGCCTCGCCTTTACCGGCGTTCACTCCACTTGTTGCCTTATCTGCTCCTTCTTTTCCGACTCCAAACATGCCTGCAAGAATATTTTGCGCTGTGCTGATAATATTCGATGACATCTCTGCAGCAGCTCCCACCGGCGCGTCTGTTGTCTCAGATATGCCCGCAGCCGTTTCGGTCGTAATTGTTTGACCTGTTACAGAGCTTCCTTCAGCAGCCGTTGTCTGCGCCGCTGTGTTAGCACCATTTACCATCTGGATAACAGCATCAATAACTTCCTGATCATCCGTTATCGTTCCAGCTATTTCTCTAAGCTGATCTTCTGACAACTGTGTCAGATCCGCCGCCTCAAGCTCATCATTTAGCGTTGTCTTTGACTGCTGTACCAGATGACTGACTGCATCATACACCTGTTGAGCTTCTTCAGAGTACCCTTGCCTGTAAGCTCTTGTTGCTGCTGCGCCGCCTTCGCCGTATTCTGCAACCAAGTTTTGTAATTCCTCGTTAGATGCAGCTGCAAGCGCTGCGACATATCCGGCGCCTTCAGGTCCAAGATCACGCAACTGCTCAAGAACAGCGTCGTCAAGTCCCAGCTGAGCAAAACGATTGCGCAAAGCCTCCATATTGTCGCCCCAGTGGGTTATGACTTCACGGTTTTTTTTCAGATTATCAATCATCTGCTGAGCATTCATTTCCTGGTCTTCTGACAGGGCGTTAAACATATCGTGTGCTTTATCAACATATCCTTGCCACTCATCTGCCATCTGCTTGACAGTTTCCTGATTTTTCTCTGAAAGCTGGTCCAAGGTCATAGAGTGGGAAGAAACCGCGTTATCGAGTGCTGTTTGTTTTTCCGCTACGGCATTTTTAACAGCTGTTACCTCACGTGCCCGAGCCTCTTCTTCTGCCGCAGCAACTTTGTCCGCCCATTCCCGTTCAGTTTCGGCAGATATTTCTATCTGATTATCAGTTTCCTGTAATTGGCTTCGCAAGTCATTTATATAATCCGAAAGTCCGGCATATGTCGTTCCTAACTTTTCACATTCAGAAGACAGTTCTGCGATTCTGTCTGCGCTTTGGCTTGCTGATGCCGCCCACACTTCCTTTTGAAGCTTTTCCGCAGCTTCAAGCTTTTTAGATAGCCCGATGCGGTCAGATGTGAGCTGATTTCCCTCCTCAAGTATGGTGTTATAATGCTCTGCTATGGCCTCCAGTTTCTTTGCCTTTGCCCATGCGTCTATATAATCAATAACCTCTTCTTCGGTTTTATTAAGCGTCCGGGATTGTTCATCAAATGACAAATTAAGGTCTTCTACCCGCCCGTTCACCTGATCAATAAGCGGATCCATCTCTTCCATATACGCCTGGAACTCCTGATCATTAGCGTTCTTGCTTGCTTCCGCTAAATCAAAGATCTTGTCCGTAAGTTCACGAGTCTCATCCGCATATTTATCGGATGCTTCCTCTGCATTTTTCAGGTCCTGCACAGTCTTATTAAAACTCTGGCTGTGCTCCTTTACAGAACTCATGAATTCTTCGTGAGCTTCTTTTGCCTCCTTGAATTCTTCGCTGCCGCCTCCAAGCGCGCCTGACAGCAGACTAATAACAGAGATAAGCCCTGAAATAGCTGTTATCACAAGTCCTATAGGATTAGCTTCCATTGCTGCATTAAAAGCCATCTGCCCTGCCGTTACTATAGAATATTTGCCGCTCAGCACTCCCAAAAGCAAATCTTTTGCTGTGATTTGAGCGTTAGATGCCGCTTCAGCAGTTCCTTCTGCAAGCGTTGCACCCGTCGCTGCCTGGGTCGCCTTTGTTCTGGCTTCTTCAGCTTCTTTTGCCAGTTTTTCTGCTGCTTCAGACTGCTGCGTCGCTTTCTTCTGTGCCTTCTCTGCGGCAGTTTTTGCCTGTGAAGCGGTTGCTCCGCCTTTTAAGGCTTTCTCTTCAGCCTTTGAGGCTTTTTCTCTGAGCTCTTCAGCCCTCTTCGCAGCTTCGGTAGCAGCCTTAGCCTTTTTATCAGCCTCAGCTGTAAGCTTCGTGGCCTCTGTACGTGCTTTTTCTGCCGCTTCCACAGATTTGGACACACTGCCGTGCTTATCGATAGCAGACTTGTAGGCATCCAGTCTTTTTACGGCGTCCTTCGTAGCCGTTCCAAATTTATCTATCCATGTTTTTGCTTGATTAACAACCTTAAAAGCCACAAATCCTGCCGCTGCTGCCGCTGCCGCTGTGCCTACCGCCTGTATATGATCCCCCAGAAACTTAAACACCGGAGCTACCGCAGAAGTAATACCGCCTACCACCTTTGCCAGCACATCAAAAAACGCATTTACCGCCTGTTTGGCCATCTCCAGCCCTTCACTGATTCCGGGAAGGCCCGCTGCCTGTGCAGCCTGATCAAATGCATCTATGACATTTGCCACACCTTTTACTACCGCGGTCTGTACGTTCGTCCATGCAGTTCCTATGCCTCCGGTAGCAGCGAGTGCCTGATCATGAAAAGACGAAAAGCCTTCTCCGCCCTGCTGATCAAGCTGGATCACTGCGTCGTTTAAGTCCTGCACGCTCAATGTACCATCCTGCAGCGCGGCATAAAGATCTCTCTGGCTTGCTCCTGCGCCAAGCAAGGACTGCGCAAGCTGTGCCAGCTGTCCCGGAGCAACCTCGACCATCGAGTTCCAGGACTGCATGTCGACCTTGCCCTTCGCAAGGATCTGGTTATACTGCACCATAGCGCGGCTTGCCGCCTCAGCTCCCTGACCGCCTGCAAGGAACATGTCATTAAGAGCGACCGCTGTTTTGGTTCCTGATTCCAGATCCCCCAGTGATGCTGTAAGCGTCTGTGCCGATGAAATGATCCCGTCGAGAGTGGTCGGCAGAGCCTCTATGCCGCCAGACAAATATTCCATCGACTTCTGCGCTTCCTCAGCCGAATATCCCAATGATTCCAAGACCCTGGGATAGTTGTGCATTGTATCCAGCCTTGATACCGCTCCGCCCACTGCGGCAGTGATCATCTCGAAACCTTTCGCCACCGCCCTTGCCGCAATGTTGCCCGCCGCGGAAGCCACGGCGAACTTGTTCATGCCGTCTGACAGCCTGCCGGTCTGCCTCTCCAGTTCCTCAGAGGCAGCGATGGCCTGCTTCATTCCTTTTGTATACCCGCTGTCTTTAAGACTCAGTATCGCCTGAACGCTTTGTGTATCCATCTCTCCTCCTCATGTACTCACGATATCTTTCCGCCACGGTTGACGGCTTCTTTTTATACTCCTCAAAGCCCATGATCGCTTTTTCACGGCTCTCGGCGTCAAAGAACTTATCGAACCGCTTGTATATGATATCGTAACTGTTCTTTCCTCTTTTCTTCTTTGCGCCTATCTCCCTGTTAAACCATGCCTGTTTCGCGAGCCTTTCGTCCTCGTCCAGATCCCGCAGGGCGCTGGCCTTCATCCGCAGCCGGTATTCGGCAAGCGTCATACGGTCTATATCTGCAAAATCATGCATGTCAAGGCGGCGCAGGCTGTTCAGAATTATCTCCTCATAAGTCTCCTCTGAGGTCTTCAGCCTTCGCTCTCTTCCTCTGCCTTCTCCAGATTCTCCAGCATCTTCTCGACCGGCTTCCTGGTAGCATTCTGCTTTTTTAGTTCGTCGATGACCTCATCGAAAAGAGCGTCGATATCTTCAGCGCCGTCGATATAAGCATCTATATCCTTAAGCGCCGGGCGGCTCTTGTTATGCGCCATGCCTTCATAAAGAAGGTCCGCAAGAGCAGTAGCGTCTCCGGTCAGGATCTTCGGAACGCATACCTGCAGGCCCATGCCGAAAACTGCGCCGCCAACGCCCTTTGTGAAATATTTCGCGTCCAGGGCCCGTACGAACCCTACGCCGAAACGAACCTCGTATTCTTTGTCCTTGATTGAAATGACCATTTATAAGTCCTCCTGAAAAGTCAGAGCGGCCATACAGGCCGCTCCGAACGATTATCATGATGTCCTGGGTGTGTCTGCAAATACGTAAGCTGCTATCTCCTGGCTTGCCGCATCGACAGTTACGTTTCCTTTCGCTCCGATGCCGTTGATGCCGAATGTCAGTGAGCATTCCACATATCCGTCAGCCGAAGAGGTCTTCTCAAACGATGTGAGATAACCCTGATAATATCTGCCTCCGAACTTTGTTGCTGCCAGCTCATAATAAGAGCTTAAACTTGCGGCGTCCGGAGTAGTTACTGCCGTGTATGTGTAGCTCCCTGATGTTCCGCTGCGGGTAAAGTATGTTTTGCCTTCGACAATGGCTGTGTCCGATGTAAGGCTGTACGTGCCGTCCTTCGGATCGTCAAGATTTGCCTCCCATATATCCATAAGCTTATCGCTGAGCATCGCGTCTTCCAGCTTGTCTATCAGAGTGTCATTCTGAGCAAGCATGGATGTCGCTGAGATCTCGATCTCCGCCTGGCTGGGAGTTCTGACCGTACCGTCCTTGGTTACGGTCGTATCGGCATCCTTGGATACCGACCTGCTGTTTTCGGTCGTGAACGCAAGCGTCGCGCCGTCCTCTGTAGCTGCATTGTCATGGACTCTGTAAAGATATACAAGTTTACTGCCTTTTACTGCTTCCATTTTTTCCTCCTGTTAAAATCTGAAACCGACGTCAATAATGCCATGCATCAGCGGTGTATTCGTCGAATCATCCGGAACGACCTGCTCCGAGCACTCCGCAAGGATCCAGTTCGTAGTATTGGCTATATTGACGCATATGCCTATTATGTCATTGATTATCTGCGACAGCTCTCCTCTGCGCTTATGATTATTATGATATACATGGATCGTCTTGTATACAGTCCCCTGTAAGCAATCCTTCCTGAGTGCGCCTACAGTCTGGCTTTCACCAATGTATACAAAAGGATACGGTGCGTTATCCGGAATGGATCCGTCATACACGTCATATCCCTCATTCCTCATATCGGTCAGGAGCCTGCCGAATAACTGCTGCTGTGGACTCATTTCGTAAGCCTCTCTATGTCTTTAGTGAACTGTGCCGCCTGCCGCCTGAAGGCAGGCCTCATGTACGGCTGGGCTCTCATCTTGCGCGTACCCCATTCCACGTATCCCGCATAATTGGTCGTGGCAGATACTACCGCCGTTAGCCCCTGGTCCTTTATCTCAAGCCGGATACTTCGCCGCAAGGTTCCGGTCTTGTACGGTGCGCCTCTGACGGCCTTTTCCTGCATCTCGGCACCATTTAGTTTTACGATTTTTTTCGCGGCCTCGAGCTGTGCAGCGTCCTTTAGCTTTACCTGTAGCTCTTTTATGCCTGCAAGTTTAATTCCCATCACATCACCTCGCTCACGATGAAGATCTCCTTGCACCGAAGCCTGGTACGCTGATCCGCATGGTAATGCTTGTTTCCGATCCGGATATCATCAAACGAAGACAACAGCGGGCGCTGCAGAGTTATCGTAAATACTCCCTGTTTCAGTGCGCCATACAGAAGACTGATGCTCTGCTCGTCCGTGTTTTGGATGTTCGCATAACGCTTTATCTCCGTAATGGCATCATCGGCATAATTGCCGGTCGCAGGATCATATGCCCCCGGAACACGGCTGCAGAAATAAACCGGTGTGTCATATCTCAAATGAACCTCACCCGGCCTTTCTTCGTACCCGCCTGCTCATCAAGCCACGCCTCGATCTCGTCTTTGTATCCGGCAAAATCGTTTTCATTAAACGACATGCTCTCGTCACGGACCGAGTGCGAAGACAGGCCTTCGGATCCAAGCCTGTTGAACCTGATCACCGCCACATCAATGATTATGTGCTGCATCTCCTCCGGAGGATCAACCCCGAGCAGGATCTTCAGCCGGGCCGTGGTGGCTTCAATGATCCATTCAAGGTTTGCATCGAGCATTGAATCAGCGGCCGTTTCTTCTGCGGTGATCCCCAGCAGGCTCTTTACTTTCTCAAGCATCTGAACATTTGTCATTCGGGATCACCGGCCTTTTCGCTTTTCTTTGAAGCCTTCTTCTTCGGTTTTTCTGCCAGTGCTATTAGTGGCCTGCGCTGTTTGTTGTCATTTCCCGACAACTCCTTGATCCGATCCTCTGATACTGTCAAGCCTTCGCGGGGGAACAAGTCCCCCGCCTTATACTCACGGCAATCATCCTGAAGATCGGTGAAATATTCAATTACCCGATACATCCCTTATCCTCCTTACGCGCCTGTGATCGTAGCTTTGACCTTTACAAGCGCCTTGCAGTTATCATTGCTGATGTACTGGCCGGCTTTGCCTGCGCCCTGAAGAGCCGTTCCGTCGAAGTCATGGGCCTCGATAGCTCTTGCTGTCTCAATACCTGTAAACGGCACGCCCATAGCCTGAACGCCCGCGATGCAGAGTTCCTGGGTTGCTGCTACGGCCGCCACATATCCTTCCTGTCCGGAAGTGCCGGAAGCCTCAACAGCTTCGGTAGCCGCAAACGCGGATGTGGGAAGCGGACGGATCACGAAGCCTTTGAACATCTTCACTTCGTTGCGGTCGATGTTCACATCCGAACCTTTAGAGGTTGTAGCGAGGTCGTTGTTGATGATCGCGTTGTAAAGCGCCGGCGTTACCGCGGCTACTTTGGTCAGTGTCTCATCCACTTCTTTGTCGATCATGTAGGCGCTGAGCTGATCAAAGATCTCAACGGCCTGAGCCTTGGTGATCGTATCCGCTGCGGAAATGTTCAGCGTAACGGTCTTGCCTGCCTTCGCGGAAAGGTACGCGCCCTGTTTGGCGTTGAACTTGCCTGTGATCGCGTTCGCGATCTTGTCAAGCTCTCTCGCATGCGCAGCGTCGAACTCCTCGTTCACGGTATGGATATCGATACCCTCGTGATATACCCAGTCCCAGGTATAAGGCACGTCCACGTCCGTATACTTCACTTCGGTTCTCTGACCGAAACGGTTCGTGCTGCCTGTGCCGCTGCCGAACGCTACGTTCGCGCCGGTATCGTATGCCGGTGTACCGCCTGCTTCCAGGGATCCTGCGGATACTGCCGCTGCCACATCGTTTGTTTTTATCGAAAACGCGATGTCCTTGTGGCTGATGCCGTCAAGGATCTGGATCGGCGTAAAGAAGTCGCTCCAGTATGCTTTTTTCGCAAACACCGAGCTCAGTATCCCATGAAGCTGCGGCACATATGTTCTGATCTGTTCATTCTGGTTGTCGCCTGTCGCGAACAACTGAAGGTTGAATTTATACATAACCCTTATCTCCTTTATTTTTTATATTTGTCGAGTATGGCCTGGTACGGATCCGCCGCACCCTTGCCGTCGTTGCGGAAGCTCTTTGGCGTGCTTCCTGTCGCCCTCTTGGTTTCCTGCGCCTTACGGTCCGCAAGGATGATCCCTACAAGCTTTTTGACATTGGCATTTGCCGTATCCGCATCCCCGGTCACAACAAGGTCAAGGAAGTCCTGTGAAACGGTTATGCCCTCCGGCATCCCCTCCACGTCGGCTGCCACACTCTTGCGCAGAGCGTCGGTTGCGATCTGCTGTTCAAGCTCTTTGATCCTGGCATCCTTCTTTGCGGCCTCGTCAGCGGCCTTCTTTTTGTCCGCCTCCTCCCGCTGCTCCTTAGACATCCGCTCATACTTGCGGGCCTCTTCCTTGGCATCCTCCAGGTCCTTAGCGTGCTGCTTCTCCCATTCGGCCTTATGCTTGGCTACGATTCGGTCAACATCGGCATCGTCATAGCTGCGCTTGCCTTTGCCTTCTTCATCGCTTCCGCCTTTGGATGCGCTGCCGCCATCTTCCGGATCCTTTGCTTTGCCGTCATCCCCTTCATCGGTTCCCGGCTCGTCACCATCTGCGAAGATCTGCAGGTCGAACCTGCTGTGGCCTTTGAAATCCTGCGGCCTGACCGGCTGTTTACATGCTGCTGTCATAAGTCTGTAGTTCGTATAAAACATCTGTATCCTCCTCCGGGCTCCCGCCCTTCATCCGTAGCTTTGTCTGAGCCTCCCGGCTCTTCGGTTCCACGCCTGCCAATGTTATTTGATAGTTACATGCTCCGGATAGCTCTGTGCCACTCCGCAGCAGCCAATAAAAAAAGAATCGATCAGAACTCGCGATTTTTCTGATGGATCCTTATATTCCAAACGGGCATAGCCCGGTTTGATAACACAACTTATATAATCTTCTGTCAGTTTCCTGACTGACTCTGCCAGCGTCTGGAACAGCGTTGATACAGCGCTGCAGACTATGTCCTGCCCCACGGGCCCGGCTCTGGCATGGCCTCTGATAGTGATCTCGCTTTCACTGAATAATACCTCGATCATAACTCCACCTCGGCCCCGCTGACGCCATTGCACCGGATCGAATACTTAAGGGCGTCAATCATGCCGAGCATCCGCGCTTCATTTCTTTCATGCGATCTGATGGCAGCTATTAATTCATCATGCGCTGCTTTCTCTCTGCGCTGGAAGTCTTCTCTCATACAGTCAATTTCATTGCGCAGCTTCTCGTTCTCGTTTCTCAGCTGATCGTTTTCCTGATGCAGCCATTCAACCTGCCCTTCCAGGCTCCCTCTTGTTCCGTGATATAATCCGCTGTTACCTGTCATGTTCTCTCCTTTCGTGTATAACAAAAGCGCCCCGAAGGTGCCCGTTACTCGATTTTTATATTTCCGCTCATCAGCTCCGGGAGCAGTGCGTCCCGGAATTCGGCAAGGTATCTGTTCGCTTCGTTGTTCAGGTACATGATCATCTGTTTCCAGTGGCCCAGGAAATCAAGGACCAAAGGATGGATTCCTTCCTTAGTGCTGATCCGGATCGTGATCCCATCGTCTGCTCCGAAGGAAATGTTCTTTTCTTTCTCTGCTTTCTGGCCAACTACACCGAATGCGGCCGACAGATCAGGGCATTCCCTGTCCATGCAGTCATAGCCCAGCCGTTTGGCCGCTGTTTTGTTCATCCGAATCTGGATGGCGTTCTTCTGTGCAATGATCCTGTTGTAGTCGGCGGCGATGTCTTCGAAAGATCTGTGCGATGTCTCAATCTTCAGATCGAAGTACCGCCGCGGCGTCAGGTTCCAGTCATTCTTTTCCAGGTCTTCCGGCAATACCCACCTGCAGAAACCTTCCCTGTCCTGCCGGCTGTCTATTAACTCAAGGCACTCCTGCATGATCTCCGGAGGGATGACCATGATGTTTTTGTGGTAGGTCCTCCCGGTATGGGAGTTCCCGCCGAACTGGCCGCGCTGGTCCCTGGTCTCTTCAGTGCAGTGATCCTTCAGGTCGATCATGGCAATCTTCCTGGTATCTTTGTGCTTATCGAAGACCAGAAGACAGGTCGGTATACTTGTTGATTCAAACATGTTGCTCGGAAGGCTGATCACAGCAAGCAGGAGATTCTGACGGATCAGCTGCTGCCGGATCGTCTGCTCCTGCTTCTGTCCGGAAGAAAGAACGCTGTTGGGCAGAAGGATCACCGCCCTGTCCTCGATCCGGTTGAGAGCTGACAGGATGAAAGCCATGTTGGCGTTCGATGCCGGCGGGATCTCATAGCCCGTATACTGCGGCAGGAATCCGGCCAGCTCCGGAGGAGTCCAGTGCATGTTATAAGGCGGGTTCGATATCAGCGATGTTCCCAAATTCTTCTCCCTTCGTAATCTTCCATGCTCTCACAGGCTCTTCACCGCTCAGCGCGTCCGTCTGGTACACTCTGCAGGTGATATTTCGCAGTACCATGTTGAAGAGCAGGAATGGGATCACTGTCCCGTCATACTCAATGGCTGTAAACCGGATATCCGGGTCCTGGTTCCATTTCTGGATGATCAAAGCTCCGGAGCCGGCGCACATGTCCACGATGCTGTCACTGCCGCCAGCAAGCAGGCCCATGAACTGGGCAAGGGAAGCCGGCGTATAATCCTGTTTCTTCTCCTTCCGGTCAGCCAGATAATACTGATAGATCTTCTGCATCCAGTCCGTGGTCAGGTCTCCGCTGACCAGATCCCGGAAAGCACGCAGCTTTTCGGGATCTCCGCAGGCCGCAAGTAGGGACGGGCCCAGCTGGCCCGGATCGGTAACGCCGAACAGTTCCAACGTCTTGTCGGTCAGTTCTTTCAGTTCCATGCTTTTTCTCCATCAAAAAAGCACCCGGTGAGGGGTGGCTTTAATTAATTCCATATTTATCTTTCAATTTATTAACTTCTCTGCGATGCCACTCCTGAATGTCCTTAAAATAATTAGTCCCGTCAAGACCGACTATTAAGCCTTTTTCCGATAATTCTTTTTCTCGCTGAATTTCCTTTTGAACATACATAGACGTAAGCTTTTGAAATTCTTTCTCTACTTCTTCTCTTCTCTTATTATCCACGACGTCTTCTCCTGTATCCGTATCCGAATTTCTCAGCACGACCAATTACCTCTTCGTGTCGCGATGAATAATCATTAAATTCGAAGATTGAAAGATGCTTGTCAATATGTTCTGGATCACGATCAAGAACATACATAAACAATTCGTCAACACCCCTGAGTGTTTTTAACTCCCATTCCGCAAACAGCATTATATCCGCAGAACTGAATGAGTATTCGTTGTCTGAACCTACTGGATGATTATGCGTCATATCGGCACCGCGAAGTTCTTCCCCCAGATCGTAATCAGGATATACCCCATTTAACGTTCCATAACAGTGATACAACTTCCCATCTTTTGTGATGACAATCGCGTTCTCTATTGGGGAATCAGCAATTTGCTTTTCATATTCTGATAATATCTTTTGCCTGTCCTCACTGTCAAGAACTTTTCTAATGAACACAGGAGGATCATGAGGTTCTACAATCTCATTAATATCTGCAGCTGAAAGGCCCTTACCATTCTTAGTTTCTGCCTCATCCCCAAACAGCTCCCTCTCCAGCTCTTTCCGATCCATCGCGGCGCTCGTACTGCACCGGCAGTTCGGATGCATCGGCGGGGCGTTTAATCCGGGCTGCATGTCCTTTATCTTGAAGTGCTCGCCGTCCAGCGGAGCGCAGATCTCGCAGGCTCCGATGCCGACTGTTATATATACAT